GCGGCCGGTGGTCGTGACGTAGCCTGGCGGGCCGCAACAGGGCGCCAACCGAGCGCGGCCCGCCCTTCCACCCCTGGACACCCTGACGAGCGCCGGGAGGCGCACGAACGATGAATGCTGTTCACAAGGAACGCAATCGCCATCCGGTCGACGAACTCGCGGACGTCCGCGAAGCGATCAAAGCGCTGGAAGAGCGCGCGGATCAGCTCAAGGCCGATATTTCCCGCATGATGGGCGCCGCCGATGCGCTCGGAGGCGATCAGTACATCGCCTATCAGCGCGCGTCGAAGCGCAAGGGCGCGCTCGACGCCGCGGCGCTGGAAGCAGCCTTCGGCGATCTCTCCCGCTACCGCAAGCCGGACACCGTCGTCATCACGCTCGCGATCGAACCGCGCATCCGGGAGCCGGTGTGATGTCCTGGATCGCCATCTCTCTCGGTCTCGCGGGCGCATTCTTCCTCGGCTTTGCCGCGGCCGTTCTCGTCGGGGAGGCCGTGGCGCGCGTCGGTGACGAGCGTGCCGTGTCCCGCCGGGTCTACGCGTTCAACGCAGCCGTGGCCTTCGCCCTCCTCTTCATCGGCGTCGCGGCGGGTGTCGTGCTCGGGAGGCTAGCGTGACCGCGCTTTCAGCCCCGATCAATCACACAGTCGCGGCCATCGACGAGGCGTGCGCTGCGCGCGCGCTCAAGGATCGCCGCGAGAGCACGGGCATCAACATGTCGACGGTGTCGTCGACCGAGTGCGACCGCGCCCTCTGGTACACCTTCCGATGGGCTCACGATCCAGAACGGATCGAGGGCCGGAAGCAGCGCATCTTCGATACCGGCAACGTCTACGAGCGCCGGCTCCTGGACTACCTCCGATCGGCCGGTGTCGACGTCGTCGAGGTCGACGAAGCGACCGGGCAGCAGTTCCGCGCGCTCCTCGCCGACGGATGGCTCCGAGGATACATCGACGGCATCGCGAGCGGCGTTCCCGAGGCGCCGTCCACCACGCACATCGTCGAGTGCAAGACGCACAACGCGAAGTCGTTCGCCCAACTGACCAAGGCGGGCGTCAAGGTCGCGAAGCCCGAACACTACTCACAGTGCCAGCTCTACATGTACGCCCGCGGCCTCACGCGAGCGCTCTATCTCGCCGTCTGCAAGGACGACGACGCGATCTATGCGGAGCGGATCGAATTCGATCCCAAGCACGCGCTCGCCGTCGAGGCCCGCGTCGGTCGGATCGTCGCTGCGGACGAGGCGCCGGCGCGCTTCGAGGGGCACTGGTGCTCGTGGTGCAAGTCTCGCGCGCAATGCCTCGACGGTGCATGGGCGCGATCGAACTGCAGGACGTGCCTGCACTGGCAGGCGGTTCCGGGCGGCAACGCGCGATGCGCGAAGCATGACCGCTACTTGAGCACGGGCGAGCAGGCCGCCGGGTGCGGCGATCACCGCTATCTGCCGAGCCTAGTCCCAGGCGAACAGGTCGACGTCATCGACGGCGATCTCATCGTCTATCGGCTCCCCGATGGCACGACATGGATCGACGGGCAGAGGGAGGCGTCGAATGTCTGACTTCAACCTCGAAACGACCGCAGGGCAACTCCTCTCGGCTCTTCGCGCAGTCAAGCCTGCGATGGGCGCGAAGGTCCACCCGCGCATTCCAATGCTGGAATGCGTTCGGATCGGACAGGGCGATGTGCGCGCGACCGATCTCGATATCGAGATGTCCACGAGCTTCGCCTTCAAGCGCGCAAGCGGTGCCGCACTGATCCAGTACGATCCGCTCGTCTCTCTCCTCGCGGCCATGCCTCTTGCCGAAGAGATCAAGATCCGATCGGCGAGCGAGTGCGAGCTTCGATGGCGACGCAACGTCGCGACCATCCCAGCGGTGCAGGACGTCGAGGAGTTCCCGATCCTGTGGCGCGAGGCCGCTCCGATTTCGACTGTCGAAATCGATGACGTCCAGTTCCGCCGCGCGCTCGACGCGGTGCGCCGATCGATATTGACCGAGGAAACGCGATACTACCTGAACGGCGCCTGCTTCGACACCTACGAGGGACGCGCACTTCTCGTCTCGACGGACGGGCATCGGCTGACGGCCGTTCCGGCGCCGGCGATTCCGGGGCGGCCGATCCTGCCGACGAAGGCAGTCGATGCAGCGCGCAAGCTCAAGGGCTTCACGCACATCGATGTGAGTAGCGGCAAGATGCGCATCCGAGGCCCCGTGACGGTCGCTACGCGCCTGATCGACGGCGAGTTTCCAAGCTGGCCTCGGGTTATTCCGGCCACGCCGCCGACGTTCCGGCTCACGCTCGACATGGGCGATCTTCGGCCCATCTTTCGAGCGGCGCGCGGCCCGGGAAGGCGCCTTCGCGAAAGCGTCACGATCCTCGCCGAACGCGGCAATCCCGACGTCGTCGCGACAACGCGGCATCCTGACATCGGAGCGATTTCGATCGCGCTCGACAACAGCGCCGCGTCAGGTGCGGGATCGGTCACTCTCAATGCCCTCTACCTGGAGGACATGTTCCGATCGGCCGGGACCGATCGCCTGACGGTCGACGTCGGCTCCTCGCTCGATCCGGTACGGATCATCGACGAAAGTCATTCGGATGAGATCCTCGTCATCATGCCGATGCGAGGCGAGGACCGCTTTTCCGTCGACTTCCTTCGCTCGCTCGCGCCGCGGCCTCTTGCGGAGGCCGCAGAATGACGAGCTATCTCGAAGAGTATCGCGCGCTGATTGCGGCGAAGCGCGTCGGGTTCACGCCCCGCGGCTTCACCGACGTTCGCGAGGAAGATCTTCCGTCGAGCCTGTTCCCGCATCAGCGTCACGGCGTCGCATTCGCCCTGCGCAACGGATCATCGGCCCTCTTCTACGACACCGGGCTCGGAAAGACGGCGATGGCCCTCACATGGGGCGACGAAATCGTCCGCCGAACGAACCGGCCCGTCCTGATGCTGGCACCGCTCGCGGTCGCTGCCCAACATCTCGCAGAAGCGGAGCGGTTCGGTATCGAGGCGAAGGCGTCCCGGTTCGGGATCGCGCCGGCGAAGCCGTGCATCGCGGTCACGAACTACGAGCGCTTGGAGAAGTTCGATCCCGCCGACTACGCTGGCGTGATCCTGGACGAAAGCAGCGTCCTCAAGAGCTTCACCGGCAAGACGACGCGCGCCCTGATCGAAGCGTTCGGGCAGACGCCGTACCGGCTCGCCTGTTCGGCGACGCCGGCCCCGAACGATCATACCGAGCTTGGGCAGCATTCGGAGTTTCTTGGTGCCCTCTCGCGCGATCAGATGCTCGTCAGATGGTTCCTGCACGATAGCGCCGACACCGGCACGTGGCGGATCAAGGGGCACGCGGTACGCGACTTCTGGGAATGGGTCGCGTCATGGGCGCGAGCGGTGTCCAAGCCGTCCGACCTCGGCTTCGACGATCGCGGCTTCGAAATGCCTGAGCTTGTCACGCACAAGCACATCGTCGCCGCAGATCGATCGCTTTCTGCCGGGGAAGAGGCGAATGGCAAGCTCGCCGGCCAAGCGCGTCTGTTCCGCATGCCGGACACGTCAGCGACTTCGATCCATGCCGAGAAGCGCCTGACGTCGCAGGATCGCGCAGCGGTCGTCGCGGACGTCATCAGCCGCGAGCCTGATGAACCATGGGTGATCTGGGTCGATACCGACTACGACGCCGATGCGGTCCGCGCCGTCCTGCCGGACGTCGTCGAAGTCTCTGGCAAGATGTCTATCGACGTCAAAGAGGAGCGCCTAGCCGCGTTCTCTCGCGGCGAGATCAAGCGCATTCTCACGAAGCCTTCGATCGCCGGTTTCGGGCTCAACTGGCAGCACTGTGCTCGCATGGCGTTCGCCGGGCTCTCGTTCTCCTACGAGAGCTATTATCAGGCGATCCGGCGATGCTGGCGGTTTCGTCAGATGAGGCCGGTGCACGTCCATATCGTCTGCGCCGATACAGAGGCCGCGATATGGGACACTGTCGCCCGCAAGGCCGGTGATCACGACGCGATGAAGCGCGAGATGACGGCCGCGATGGCGCGCGCCGCACGCTCCTCCGAAGTCCTGAGAACCTACAACCCAGACAAGAAGGCCGCGCTTCCGGCGTGGATCACGGCATGACTGCGCACGTCCTCGATCAGCATCACGGTAAGTCGTTCGCCGCGTTCAACTGCGACACGGTCGAATTCACGGCAGAGATGCCGGCGAACACGATCGATCTCTCTGTCTACTCGCCGCCGTTCGCGCACCTGTTCGTCTATTCCGACAGTGAGCGCGATATGGGCAACGTCGCAGACTATGCGACCTTCTCAGCGACGTATCGTCATCTTGTCCGAGACATGTTCCGCGTCACCAAGCCGGGCCGGTGCACCGCTGTGCACTGTTCAGATCTTCCGATGACGAAGAGCAAGGACGGCGTGATCGGGCTTTTCGATCTTCCGGCCGTGATCCGGGAAGCTCATGAAGCCGAGGGATGGGTCTACCACTCCCGCGTCACGATCTGGAAAGACCCCGTCGTCGAGATGCAGCGCACCAAGGCGCACGGGCTCCTCTACAAGACCTTTCGACAGGACGCGACGCGGTGCCGGATGGGCATGCCGGACTACGTGCTCGTGTTCCGCCGCCCGACTGACGGGCAGACGGAGAAGACGCCGGAGCCCGTTACGCACGATCCGAATGTCTACGCCGTGACGGCGTGGCAGGAGATCGCATCTCCGGTCTGGATGACGATCAACCAAACCAACGTGCTCAATGCGCGCGCGGCGCGCGAAGACAAAGACGAGCGCCATCTCTGCCCCCTGCAACTCGACGTGATCGAGCGGCTACTCGTCCTGTATTCGAACCCCGGCGAGACGGTTTATTCGCCCTTCATGGGCATTGGTTCCGAGGGATATGTGTCGCTCAAGCATGGGCGCCGCTTCATCGGAACCGAACTTAAGCCCCAATACTGGCAACGCGCCGTCCGCAACCTCCAAATCGCCGAAGAGGAGGGTGTCGCATCGACCCTGTTCGGTGAAGGGAGGGCGGCGTGAGAAGGCCCGGATATAGGCGCACAGTCCTACAAACCCTAGTCGAGCGCGGCTTCATGCCGAGCGAACGCAGGGAGGTCGGTGAGCACACTAAGGATCATCGATCGAACAGCATCACGGTCACGATCGCAGCACTTCGCAAGCGCGGCTTCGAGGTCGAGACGCAGTGGGGCGTCGGGTATCGGATGAAGCCAGACGAGCGCAAGCGGCTTGCGGCATCGGACTGGTATCAGCGCGCGATCACCTACGGGCATGAGGACAGTCCAACGGCCGTTCTCGTCAGCCTGCCGAAGGAGACATTCGAACTCCTCAAGGTGGAAGCCGAGGATCGCGGCGAGCCGTTCGAAGTTCTCGCGGCTCGCGTGATGGAGCTCGGCCTCTCCGAACTCTTGGAGGAGCCCTCCCCATGACGGTCCTCCGCCCCTATCAGCGCGAGGCCATCGACGCGGTCCGGGCCTATTGGGCAGCGGGCGGCGACAACCCGCTCGTCGACCTAGCGACCGGGACGGGCAAGTCCGTCGTCATCGCGACGCTGATCCGCGAGTTGATGACGGACTATCCCGGCCTCCGCGTCCTGATGCTCGTGCACGTCAAGGAACTGGTAGCGCAGAACTTCCAGGCCCTCGTGCGCGCATGGCCGGGCGCACCGGCCGGGATCAACTCCGCCGGGCTCGGCAAGCGGGACACCCGATCCCCGATCCTGTTCGCCTCTATCCAGTCCGTGCATCGCCGCGTCGCGGATCTGGGGCCGCGCGATCTCGTCATCGTGGACGAGGCGCATCTGATCCCGAAGGGTGGATCGGGGATGTATCGCAGCCTCCTCGACGAGCTACGTGCGAGCACCGCGGACGTTCGGATCTCGGGCTTCACCGCGACCCCTTATCGCCTCGACACCGGCCGCCTCGACAAGGGCGACGATCGCCTCTTCGACGAAGCGGTCTACAGCTATGGCATAGGTTAGGGCATCCGCGACGGCTTCCTGTCCCCCCTCGTCTCGAAAGCGACAGCGACCGCGATCGATGTCTCCGGCGTCGCGCGCCGTGGTGGCGAGTTCATCGCCGGCGCCCTTGAGGAAGCCGTAGACAAG